GTTCTGTCTCCCGTGCCTGTTCATTTAAACGGGCAATCTCAAGCTGCTGACGCTCGTATTCATTCTGCTCGCCGCTGTAATATCCAGCGCCAAAACTACCCAGCACCGTTAAGACGATGCCAAGCAGGACGTATGGATTGAACAGGCTCATGGCTTTGGTGGCTCATCGTTATCAGTGGCCTCAGCCTTGGCGCTTGCGTTGGCAATTGCCTTGACACCAGAGCGTCCAGCTACGCCGCCAAGCACACCAGTAATGAAGACCATTATTGTTGAAATCTGCTGTGTATACACCTTGTCGATTGCCGCCATGCTGCCATTCATAGGCTGGGTGACAAACGAAACTGAGTACAGAAACATACCCATTGAGGCCAGCAGGATGGTCACCAAGACCACAATGACAAATGCCCAAACCCTGACTTCAATCTCGTCGGAACTCAAGCGGCTATTCGGTTTGTATCCAATGGTGGGCATTACTTTTTCTCCTCTGGTTTGACAAGCATTTCAGGGCAAGTACCGGCAGCGGTACAGATAGGTGGTTTGCATTCAGCATTTTCCCAGTTATTGGGGTTTTGGCATGGGTAGCGGTAACGGTCTTCACAACCGGCTGCAAAGACCAACATGGCGGACAGTATCCAGATTTCATAGACGTTCACTTATCTTTCTCCCGTTTCTGTTGTTCAACTTCACGCCTTAACTTTTCCATCTTTTCAATTTGCTGCTTGGCCTCTTGCTTGGTTTGCAGCACATCTATATACAGCATACCCAAAAAAGGCAACAACAGAACTACAAGCACACAGGCTGCTATCCATCCCATCACGCTTTCCCAGTCTTGCTTAAGAGGCTCAGGAGGAGCCACATATACAGGAGGAAAAGAAAAGTCACTAGTAGGTACGCTTGCTTTTCGCTTGTAAGGCGCTCCCTTTCCTTGCGTTGCCATGAGTCGTCATCCCGTTTCTTCCTTGCTTTGTCCTGCTCTACCTTGATGACATCCCGCATATCAAACACTTTGCTATACAAAGCCCCCATTTCAGGTGGAGACTGGTAGACCATAGTTTCCCTGATTGTCACTTCCAACGCTGCCATCTGGTCTTGAGCCATTACCCGCTTCAGGGCAGCTTCCATCAGGTTGGCATCGGGGTCGTAGACTGATCTGCTCTTCTCTTCCTCTTCCCTTATGTGCGTTGCGAGTTGTTCTTGGAGCTTAAAAAACTGGGTAAGCTGAGTAACGATGTCTGCCATGACTTGGGTTTCGTCAACGGCAACGTAGGCCTCCTTCTTTTTCGCCACAGACTTTGGCGCGGGCTTGGGAGCGCCACCAAAGAATCCTGCAAGCTTCCCCCAAAACCCGTAAACCTCTTTTCCAATCTCAACAGCCTCGTCAACCGTTGCCTTGACCTCCATGAAAGATGTCTTAGCTTGCTTGTATAGCTCACAGCCTTCTTTGATAGCGGCGACACAAGCATTTGCAGCAAAGAGGAGACTGATTGGGTCCACATGCGAACGCTCATTTACATGGTGGAGCCAGAGGCCGCTGGGATGGTTGTGACCTGGATGGAGGTGCTCTTCTTAAGGTCAAGAGGCGTATTGCAATCGGAGCAGGTGTCCGCCTCGAGTTCACTCTCGTCCAGGTCGTAGCCACAGCTTGCGCACACGATTTCAATTTCGTGTGCCGGCTCTATGACGCCATTAGAGAGAGTCGTCGGAAGTTTGAATAGCTTCATTTTGTTTCTTCGCTTCCGTTTGGATAGCCTCTATGACCTGAAAGACTTCAGTGTATGGGCGTGTTCCAAGGTATTGCAGGATCGCATTTACCAAGTTGGTTGAGAGTTTGATGTCGTTCATGGTGTTTCCAATGCCGTGATTCGTGCTGTCAGGTCTGTGATGAGGGCTTGTTGTTCTTGGATGTTCATTTTGTTGTCCTTAACAAGCCATCAATACACAAGGCACACAGAATGAACCGTCTGCGTAGGTGCAAGTAACATGGGTTGATGTGACTTTAGCGATGGTCTTGGAGCGAACAATGTCGTCACCCTGCGGCTTGGCAGTGCCATCACCAGCAGACATCAGCAAGTCACCACGCTGGACAGTCACACCTTGTGCAATGCGGATGATCATGTCACCCGTCATCGCCATGTTGATCTCGTCCACATCGTGTGCGTCATCATGCGTCCAGTTCACGAACACACCAGCGACATTGGCGTCACCTTCAACGTCAGAGACCTTGACCTTGTTGAGCTGTTCGTTCTCGACAGGGTTGCCATCAGCATCGGTGTAGACGTTCATCTCATCTAGGTTTGACAACACAGTGCCCTTGACCAGCGATTCGTCTTTGGCTGTGGTGGTTTGTGCCCAGCGAGACAAGTGACCACCGTTGTAGGACACGGTTGTGCCAGAGACGGAGATGTTGCCTTCTTGTGTTCCTGCTTGACGCAAAGTAACAAGAATACCGTCAGAATCTTGACGATTTATATAAACTGTGCCACTTGAGTCGCTTCCTGTAAAAGCTCCAGCAATGCCTGAACCATCTGTAAAAGCACAACCATCAAGTGTGCCTAAATTACTTGTCTTCCCCACCAGCAAGATACCGTCGGAGTCGATACGGGCCCGTTCGGAGCCGTTTGTTTGAAACGACATCCCAGTATTATTTGTCAGTCCAAAAATACTTCCTACAGTTACATCGCTGCCGTTTAGAAAATACAACCCAACAGAGCCAGAGTCGTTACCGTCTTGAATTGCGATTCCATCTCCAGTGACAATGTTGTCTAAATGAAGTCGGTATGTCGGCGAACTCGTCCCAATACCTACGTTGCCTGCGCTGTCGATGCGCATAGCCTCCGCACCGCCTTCAGCAAAAGCAATGGTGTCAGCGGCAGGGAAGAAGATACCTGTGTTTGCATCTGTTCCCCTGATAGCAGGGGTTGCGGCACTACCATCAATATCGGACAGTCCATCAGTTCCTGAAAGAATTAAGCTCATGGTTTTTCCTTGTTACCAGCCAGCCATGCTGACATACTTCTGACCATCCGCACCACAATCAGCAAGGAACTCATCCTTCTGTTCAATGCTGTAGTTGCGGCATTTCACACGCTTCAATTCAGTCTCTGTTTCTTCAAGCCATGTGGCTTCAAGAGTGTTTGATTTGATGTCGTGACAGACTGCGGCTAAGTAAATCATGATGTTGATCCTTTGATAATTACAAAACTTAAAACAATTGCTTCTGATAATGAACCTGATGTTACATTGCGAACACTAATAACCGCAGAACCAGCACCTTGTGCTCTTGCAAAGAATGAGTACGTTCCATATGCAGCCATGCCTGATACATCATTAACCACAATTACATCTGCACTAGATGTAATTAAAGAATTGGTCAAAGTAAAGTTGACATTTGTATTTGCCCCCAACGCCGCATTGCTCATCGTAATCTGACCAGTAGGCTTATTCAGAGTTACACCAGTTGACTTGTTTGTTGCCTGTGTAACAGTGCCACCAGCGCCTGTGGCATACCCAAGACCGTTTACTCCATTTACAACAGCACCACCAAGGAATGAACCTTTGCCGTTGCCATCAATTGTTACCTTGACTGCTCCGCCATTACCTCTTCCGTCTAATATGTTCCATGCAGTTCCAGTTGCATTTTCAGCCTGAACACGAATAAGTGATGAGGCATAAGAAGTGGAAGCGGAATATGCGCCAAAGGCTACTTGCCCAGTTCCTGTTGTATCTAACCTAACACTTAATCTCTCATCCCAAACAGGAGAGGTTGCAGAAACTCCAATTAACAAATTACCGTTGGAGTCGATACGAGCAGTTTCTATTAATGTTGCTGTATTTCCAGCAGTACCTGAGGCGGTGCGATAAAAAATAACTTGCCCAGCAGACTGTGAAATAAACGAAGAAGCGTTTGTAGTTTTATACGTCCAATTTCCAGCAGAGTTTAAAAATAAATTGTTTATAAGCCACGTTTGTGAGGAAAAATCAACAAGAGATGAGCCTGTTGCTATATCAATAGTTTTTGCTGAACTATTCCATGATGATGGTGTAGTACCAATCCCCACATTTTGTGAAGCATCTACAGTTACCGCCGTTGTCCCCGCAGTTTGAAGCGCCAACACGCCGCTGGTGTCAGCAGTCTGGACTAGACCAGCACTGGTGCTGGCATTGATTGTTACAGCCATTATGTGTTCTCCTCATCTGCGGGAAGTGGTTCATCTGCGCCATAGACCTTGCCGCCTTCGGCTTGGTACTTTAAAAAGGCTTGGTAGTCTGTGTTGTCGGGGTCGAAGGGGATAGCAGTATTTCCGTTAAGAATTACACAATTTGCTAGTGTGCCATCTAAATTTTTACATAATTTATACATTTTTATAACTCCGCTGATGCTTCAACTGCCGCTGTAGCAGAAGTTGGGGTAAGATATATATATCGTATATTTGTAACTGTTCCACAATTGAACCCTTGAGCAATTTGTCTTGTAGAAGAGTACGCCGTTGAAATGCTTGTACACGCTACTTGCACACTTGAATCATTTATTAACAAATTTGTAACATCTATTGCACTAACAGTAGGGACAGTTCTCATTTCTACAGGTAATGCACATTGCCATACAGCGGCGGATGTGCTTTCGGTACGCCCACCATAAAAACGAGTTCCATTACCTGAGTATTTAATATAGTACCTCTGACACAAAGCCAACTCAGTCCCATAAGGTCTGTAGTCAAAGCTCGTTGCTGTTGAGCCTTTTTCTAGCTGTACGCCTGTGATGTAGTAAGTAGCATTGAGAGTCCCAATTACTGATGTCGCACCTGTGGCTGAAAAATATTGTGCCGTCGCCCACGCTCCAGCAGTGCCACTATATGTAGAACCTACGCCAAGACCAAAAGCAACATGAATTCCAATACCATTAGTTGTTAACCATGTTCCTGATGTATCTCCAGCAATGGTTATAGTTTTTTGCTCCCAAGTATCGGCAGTAGAAATTGTGAATGTAAATGGATAACTTCTAGTTTGTGCTGAGTTTCTTAAAGAACCACCAAAAGTGCCAGTTAAACTTGAACGCACCCAAAAAGATAGTGCAACTGTTGCCGCAGATGCTGTTCCCCATCCTAAATCGGAAATATTGAATCCTTCAATTTTTTGTTGTATCAAAGCAAATTGTGTTGAAGCTAAAGAAGAATCAGCGGTAGTTGTTGTAAGTTTTAAAGAGTTAATAAAACCAGTTGGAGCCGATGAATTTTGCTGTGCTGTCATTACACCATCAGTGTCTTCGTATCCTTGCCATCTATCAACAGTGTAAGTTCCACCACTTGCTAAAGTAACACTTGCCCCCGCATTCCTTTGGTCAATCACCATTGCACCATTGATGATGCGGTTTTTGAAGCCGTAGTAGCCAGTGGTTGTGCCTGTACCGCCTTGGGCTTCTGTTACTGTTGTGCCTGATTGCAGTATCGTGCCGCTTGTTGCTGGCAAAGTAAGCGTAGTTGTACCCGCTACCGCTGGTGCGGAGATGGTTACTGCACCACTCGTATCGCCATTAATTACTACGCTTGCCATATCTTTTCTCCTTTACTGGATAACCCAGCGTGAGCCAGATGCAACTGTTACCGCCGCACCGCCTGAAACCGTTATCGGACCTGCCGACATACCTGAAAAGCCAGCCGCAATCGTATAGCTCGTAGCCACAGTCAGGCTGTTCACGACGATGCCGTTGGATGCAACAGGAACCCTTGCTTTAAGTTCACCAGTGCTTGGCTTGTACAAAAGAAACGCATTGCCTGTGAACAGGGTTGATGCCGTTCCAGTCGTAGCGTTTGCAAACAGTGGGAATACATCGGTTGCTGTGCTGGTGTCATTGCTCAGTGCCGCACCACCCACAGAAGCCCATGCAGTGCCGTTGTAGCCCTCAAACTCAGTTGTGGTAGTGTTGAAGCGCAACATACCGCTTGTTGCAGTAGGGCGCTCGCCAGTCGTTCCCTTGCTGATGGTCAACGCACCAGTTGATGAGAATGTTGAGTCCAACGTAGCTGTCAATGCGCCCGTTACCGCAAGCGTTGTGCCATTCCATGTCAGGTTGGCAGAGCCTCCCAGCACACCGCTGTTATTAAACTGAACCTGCGTGTTTGACCCTGCTGCATTTGCAATCGTTGAACTGGTCTTGATAAAGTCAACGCCGTTCCAAGCGCAGACCGCAGATTCACCTGCAATGATCGTGACACCGGTTGTTGGACCAACGCCCACCAGCTTGATTGACTGAGTGCTAGAGGTCTTATTGATGACCACATAGGCCTTTGACTGCGCTGGCGCAGTGATGGTTCGCAGGGTTGTCCCACCCGCCGTCCACAAAATAATCGCCTGCCGGGCCTGGTTTGCAGCCCCAGAAGTCGTTGTCAGGGTTACGTCTGCGTCGGAACTCAGCGTGGTGGTGCCCGCTACAGCGGTATCCAACAGACTGGTAATCTCGTCGTTGACTACTGTTCCCCAGGTATTGGCTTCCGTCCCTGTGACGGGTTTGGCTAGGCCAAGAAGGGTGGTGTAATTGATTGTCATCTTGTTTTCCTCATGCCGCTATGCGCGTCCACACGTTTGCTTGTGCATCATTAACTTCGACCCAACCAGGAGACTGTGAATCATTGACATTTTGCCAGTTAACTGATTGGCTGTCATCAACAATTGACCAAACCAGAACCCCGCCAACTTGGCCAATCCCTTGTACGCCTGTGACGTTGACTTGAGCGCCAATCCCCACCGATACCGACCCAACGCTGCCCGTGGCCGATAGGCCCACAACCGTGACAACCCGTACGATTTCGATGACAACGCTTCCAACCGCCCCTGTCGCTTCAACGCCTGTAAGGGAAACATTAGCGTCCCCAGCAAAGTCAACCGATCCAACCTGGCCAGTCGCCTCCACCCCTGTCGCAAAGACATCAGCATTCGCAGCAACCGTGGTTGCCCCGACAAAGCCTGTGGCCTCAACTCCCGTGAGGACGACACTTGCTCCAATGCTGACGGAGACTGATCCAACGTCGCCTGTTCCAGATACTCCCGTGAGCGATACATTGGCTTCACCTGCGACTGTTGCCGCACCGACAAAGCCTGTGGCAGATACCCCTGTAAGCGATACATTGGCGCTTGTATTGACTGTGACCGATCCAACGTCGCCTGTTCCAGACACCCCGGTGAGACTGACGTTAGCCTCTCCAACAACAGTGGCCGTACCAACAAAGCCTGTGGCTGAAACGCCTGTAAGGGTGACATTCGCGTCTGCCGTAACGGTAACTGCGCCAATTTGGCCCGTTGCAGAGACCCCTGTGACATCGACATTGGCGTCCGCTGCCACTGTGGCCGTACCGACCTCACCTGTTGCAGACAGCGTGACCGCACCCTCGCCCCAGGGGGCCTCGCCCCAGGCTTGACTGCCAAATCCACCAAGTGCAATCCGTACATCGGCCACTTACGCCTCTTAGGCAATACGAAGTATTGCGTTTGTTGCGTCAGCAGTTGGGAAGATGATGGTGAAAGTGCCCGCACTAGAGCTCTTTGAGCCACCAAAATCAAGAATACATACCGAAGGGTCACCTGCGGCACTGTCGTTGTAAATCATCGCTCCAAAGGCCGTGATCGTGGCACTGGTAAACGACAAATCCGCAAAGTCCGTGAAAGCAGTCGTACCGGAAGACGTTGGTGTTACGTTTGTCAACGCACCGCCGCCGGCCGAGTATGTGCCTGATGCAGATACCTCATTGGAAGCAGTGTATGCAGTTGTTGCCGCTGTAAAAGAGGCACTGTTGTCATACATTGCCAGCTTGAAAGTGTTTCCAGTGCCGGTCGTAAAGTTGTGTACGCCTTTCATCAGCTCCACTTTGAAGCTGGTACACATGAAATTTCCTGAAAATGCCATTTTTAATCTCCTAACAAATGAACGAGGTTGGAATGACCTGCTTCACGCAGGCGGATTGCGATAGTTGCCCTATCTTGATTTACCGCTTCTTCAAGATAGGCCTTGATGACGGATCGCACAGCGCCCCGAAAAGCCACGGCCTGTTCTCGAATTGCTGGATGTGACTCACTTCCAACGTAAATAATCTTTTCAATAGCCCGGTCGGCCAACTCGTCAGGAGTCCAGCCACGTCCATTGGTGGTAGCGACGCTTACGCCGCTTAGTAACACAGGGGATTGGGTTCCTATCATGGTCCAGGTGTCTCCGATTTAAGTTGAACACGTACCATGCCATCACGATACTCATCACGACGGCGACGGCCTTGCTGCTCAATACCCAGCCCTTGAAGAGCTTGTTTGTAGCTTGCGTCAAAGGTGGCCATCATGTCAGGCGGTCCTTTGGTATAGCTATATGCTTGGATCAAACAGGCATAGAACAACGCCTCAGGAGCGTTTGTGCTGATCCATGTCGTGTTGTTCGTCGAAGAAAGCTGGGGAGGACGATAGATATAGCCCATTTCCGCAACAAACGCAGCGTTTGGAGTCGGGGCGATATAGAAAGTGTTTTGGTCCCACACGGAATAGTATTTGGGAATGCCTGTTGTGGCACCGTTTGGCCAATACTCTTTCATGAAGGACGTATCGCGAAAGTCCAAAAAGATTTGGTCCGTGCCAGA